ATCTCGTTTACCGCTGCACTCAGATATTCCGATGTAATGTCAATACCGCAATATCCCATTATCGCAGTTACAAGTCCAAGCCACACTCCCTGCATCGTCTTACTCTTCAGAAAAAATTTCATTCTGTTCTCCTTTCATGGGTATTTGTTAATTGGAACTGGTGGTTTATTGATTGCCCCATACAGGTAAGAATTTTGGACTGTCAAGGCAAATTCGTTATCGTCTTCAAAAAACTCCATAAATTCTTTGTGAGCTAATCTACTATCGGCAACCGCAGGTTTACTATTTAATTCCGCAAATCTCTTGCCAGTTAATAAGCAACCCTTTGTATCACACGTCCAGTTGCCCCAATGAAAAACTATGTCGCCACGGTTTGGAACGTCCATTACTTTAAAAGTCTCCCCGAACTTTGGAGACATATAACGCTTACAAATATATGCCCCTTCTGGGATGCAGGATATATCACGTTGGTTATTTTTATCAGGCGGTTCGAGTATGCAAAATATTGGGAATTTATCATATACAAAATTACCGAATGTACCGTGATCCGACATCGACACCCTTCTGAGAAATAGGGGTTTCACCTGTTATCCTTAATCGCATCTATAATGGCTTTCTGGTTTCTGTCAAGTTTATCTTCAATCCTGTTTTCCAGGTTTTGCATCTTATCAGAGAAATTCTGTTTAACATCATCCATTTGCTGTTTTAAATCTTCCTTGGTAACAAATTGCTTATGTTCTTCTCGATTAACATCAGAGATATTAACCGAATATGTAATTGTAGCACCGACAACTATGATAACAACGGTAATGACAGTACCCATAAGCCATAAGCAGATTTTAGTACTTATTTTCTTGTCAACTTTATCGTAAACGCGGGTCAAACTTGAATTAAACTTTTTCTTCATGCACTCCAATACCCCATCTTTAGGGTTTGTCATATCATCAATATGTTTATCAAATCTAACATGAGCTTTCTCGCATGACTCGTTAACGTTGTGTTCTGCCATCGTCCATCTCCTTTATTGCCCGTAGTATCCTCTGGTTTTCATAAAGTGTTCCCATCCTTGAGCCTGTGTCCATAATTTACTGTTACTAAAGTCGAGCTGTCCTAACTCACTTATCAATCCATTGTCTCCATCGTTCTCGGCCAGAATAGCAAGGTTCTCGGCACTCGATAAAATACCGTCAGCGCAATCGGCTGCGGTAGCTGTATCTCCCATAAGAACAGCAATTCCATTTATGTAAACAATCACTTCGGTATTGTCATATTGACCCGCGCATCCCGAACCGTCTGCTCCACTAACGCTGATTACAATATGATTTAAAGAACTTGCCGGGAACCCGCCAGGAGAGGTCAAAACAGTAAGCCCCCCACCGTTGTTATCTACTAAGGTAATTACCAATTTTAATGCACTATCCATATAAGCACTATAGGCCGCAGTTGCGGAATTGTCACCCTTCATGAATATTACATCGCTACCCGTAACACTCGCGGGAGTTTTAAGCCAGAACGCAAACACAAAATCATTTTTCGCGGGTTCTAAATTAGCTGAATCGGTCACTGTAATATAATCGTTACCGTCACCGGATAACATGAATGTACTTCCCTGTACTGCAAGGTCACCTGTGAGTGCCGTAACCGTTACGGTTTCACCGGCTTGTTTACTGTAATCCGAAGCAGTGGTCATGGTATAACCACCATTGGCATCCGGTATCCAGGCAAGGGCCAAGTCAATTTCCATAGCCTCACCCTGTAAAACAAATGCCTGTGATAACTGCTCATATTGCGACTTGTCAGAAAAGTTATGTAATTGCAGTGACGAATTTACCTTAACAGCATCTATTGTTTTGACCGGATCACCGGCAGAAGGAGTAAAATCGGCAGAGCCATCGGCCACGGACATAACTATTTCACCGTTAGCTTTTTGATTTGGAGAACTGTCTGTAATACTTGTGAGTGCCATTCTAATGCTCGCCACTTCTTCTAAAAGTCCGGCCTCTACCTCGGTTATCGTACAATCACTGCCCCCGCCACAACTACCCTCATTAAGAAGGACTTTGCCTTGGAATATAGCGGCATAATCTCCTGCCACACTATCATTTATTGTACTCGGCATTGATCCTCTCATTGAATCTAAAACAAGAGTGGAACCGACTGAAGCGGTTTCTACATGAAAATAATTCAACGGGGAATTTGCACCGCCCAATCTTAATATAGATGTTTCTCCTTGTGAATTAACCTCAACATCTTTCCTCAATGTTAAGGCTCCACCTTGAGCATCTGTAGTATCAGCATTAAAAATAGCAGTCAAATTTCCTGCTGCATTTTTAAGTGTTGTATTTGTTGTTGTGTCATCCGTTACGGTTAGACTTCCATTGACACCGACATCCCCCGTTATTGTGCCACCCGTTGCGCCGTTGACGGTAAATGGTTTTCTGGATGGTTTGGTATCAGCAAATACGCTTGTGCTGAATAAGATTAAAAATAAGACTATCCATTTTTTCATAGTGTTCTCCTTTTAATTGCTGTCTGTATGTTCGTACCAGTGAAGATTTATGCTCATTTTACAATTAGCATCTGTTTTGGTCATTCTTATAAGATAGGATTCATCTGGTTTCAATACCCATTCATGCCCACTTTGTCTTGTTTCAGCAGAACTGCTCTGAGGTAAGCCTGCATTATATGTATATTGATTGTCGATAAGTTTTGTGCAAGCAGTTACAGTTACATCTTTTAATATTTGATTATTAGCTGTCGGTGTGGGCTGTGTATCATCTTCTAAAATTACCGTGGAACCACCATCGCCAGTATCCCTATTAATATTAAAAACATTCTGAACCGTGCCTGTTCCTTGTGTCCATGTCGCACCTTCACATATTTCCCAAAATATCTCATCGCTACTTGACCAGCCAAAAAGCATGTGAGCCTTCTTAGTACCAGAAGCCGTAAAAAATGCCACGTTCATTGTTGCAACTGCTGCGTTTGCCGAGTCAACATGACGTTCAAATGAATCACCTTCGTGTATTTCATGATGTTCAAAATTAATAACTTGGAATGAGCTGGAAACATCATCAATGTTTGCAACGTTGCCGCTACCGTTTACGATTTGAGTTTTCTGTGAGGCATCGGTCTGTATTGTCTTAATGTTAACTAATTCAGTTTCAAGAACCTTTACTCTTTCAAGTAATGTATTCTCGGTCGGACTTGCCTGAACCTCACCTATTAAAGCCTGTGTCTGGTCTTGTTCAGTAACAGTTGAGGGGTCAGACGGGATTTTACCATCAATGGAGGTTGTGTCTCCGGCTATTACCCCTGTATCGACAATAATGGTGTCTTGCTTAGATTCAGTTGACCCACCAGCGGTAGGCCGTCTTTCAGCGTGAGCATATCCCGTCATAAGAAAAAACACGCACAATGTAGCAGATAATATCTTCTTCATGACTATCTCCTTACGGTTACAATTACCGTTCCATATACAGCTACCGCAGCGTTCTCAGATACCTTTATCTCGGCGTAATTGGAACCAGTTGTTATGCCCATCGAACCGGCAACGCTATCAGCCGCACCATCAAATAGCCTATGGGTTGCACTTCCCTCATTTGTATCAGCCACACCGTCAGGATTGAAAACGGTGAACGAACCCCCAGCGGCAGAAGAAGATGAAGTTACATTGAATATCCCATTATTGCCTGTTTCAGTAAAGCCTGATATGACTATAATCTTGTTTGGGGTAACAGTTTCGGGAACAGGATCGCCACCATCAGTGTCCCATGTATAAGTTGTCTCATTACCTGAAACGGTTACAGTCCAATCAGTTGTAGAATTATAAGCCCCGATAACTGTTAAGGTACTCTGTGCGGTTAATGCGTCCGTGTAGAATTTATACGGGCCTAAAAGCTCGTCAGATGTCCACACCTCTACATCCCAATCGGTAGCAGTATGCAGATAAGAGTTCGGGATCGCTTCAACCTGTAGGGTTTCACCTTTAACCATTTCAATCCTGCAATTAGGATTAGCGGAACATGGGCCAGTGCATGAAGTTGCCGTTGTTGATAACACCGTAATGTTCGTAAACGTAAGCACACATACGTCTGACTGAAGGTTTATCGCGTAAACCGGTACTGCAAGTAAAACCAATGCTGCCACTAATAATGTGATGATTCTTTTCATGGTACTACCTCCTTTGAATTTTAGACCTTGTTATTGATTTCTTTTTTTCTTCAACTCCTTCAAATTGTCTAACTGCTGAAGGTGTTATTTGTCTCTCTAAGGTTTTGACTCCCTTTAAGTCTCCTACTTCTATACCATATCTTGCATCACCTCTCTGGTATTCTTCAAGAGTAATAAGTTGCACTAAACCTTTCATAATGTCTTTGATTAACTGTAATGATCTCGGTACAGCTATCCAAAAATTATGATTTATTGCACCAAGCACAGACATTGCTTCTCTGTAACCCTTGCGAATTATTCGTCCCGACAATGAATTATCATCTTGACCATCAAAATATAACGCGCCGACTATAGCAACAGCAGTAACCAATTCCAAGGAGCGATATATCTGCCATGCTTCCTTGCTTGTAAAATCTTTATTTTTAAATATAGTTTTTATATTATTTAAAGTAGATTGCAATATCGGAACAGCCCATTTCTTATATTGGTTAAACGTCTTACCTTCCGGTGTCTTTCCTATTATAGATTCTGAACCTATCGTCTGCCTGTATTCACCCATATCAAGTTTTAATTGAGCAAGCCTGCTGTCAGATATCTCACCCGCTTGAAATTCAGCATCAGTCAACGATCCGAGCAGAAATGTTTTATTAGCTGATACCATATTATGATGAAAGAAGCCGAACAATACTAAATTCGCTTTATCAGCAATATCTTTGTCGGCCTCTATCATTTCCTGCCACACTGATTTGCCAATAAAATGTTCATATTTATCAAGTATTAGTTGACCTTGTTCAGTCCTCTTTCTCGCATTACCCTTTACAATATTCTTATGCCCAATTTGTATAAAATTATTCGCTCCCTCACCAACGGCTGAAGCAACACCAACAGGGATATTGAACGCCAAGTCTTTCAGCGTAGTAAATGTTTTCAATGCCCTCAGTGTTATATCAACTTTACCGCCTTGTTTAACGAGAAGTTTCGGCGCCCTGCCCTTTTGAGCGTTAATCCATTCCTTAAAGAATTTTTCCAAACTCTTATCTTCTTTTAATCCTCTCGGAGTAATCTGTTTTGGCTCAAGCGCATAAACCAAAGCATCTATCTCGGGAATAATGGCATCCAGGGCTTTCTTTGTTTCAAGCGTTCTCCAATATGTTAAGAACGCCCTTGCAGTATTCTTCGTAGGATCTAAATTGCCTGTCCTGAACAATGACTGAGGCAAGAATTTCTCCAATGCAAGGATGTCTCCGGTAGACTGATCGAGAATATTAAATACCTTTTCATCGTGTGCAAACTTTTCAAATAGACCCCTTATCCCTGCCTTCAGGCCACCGTCTTTAATAGATTCTATTAATCCCTTGCGAACATGGGTTATATACGCACCTTCAAATCTTGTGCTTTCAAGCACTTCATTTTCAATGAGATATTCCAAAGCCTCTGCCATCTTGCCCTGCATATAGTTAGCGTAATCAATTTCCTCTGGTGTCAGGTTCTCAACAAGTTTAAGTTTGGTCTCCTGGTCGGCTTCGAGATATTCAAAAACCCCTTTATCCTGCGGTGACACGAAAGCGGAAATCTTTTGTTTCGCCGTCAGGTTTCTACTTTTCCTTGCGGCATTTGCTAAAGCGGTTATTTCCTTCTCAACCTTTATATAGTTGGCATCTGCCCCAAGTTGACGAGTTACATATTTTTTAACAACATACTCAAATAGAGGACTTGCCTTGGCCAACATCGTATGAGGCTTAAACCGATCAAACTCTGTTACAGTTGAAGATTCGAGTTCCGATACGGGGATGCCAGTAACTTTGTGAGCGTTCTCAATAATCTGCCTGATCGTCTTCGCTCCGGCAAACTCGGTTCTGTTTATCAGTTCTAACTTACGAACAGTAAGGAATACATCTTCTTGCTGAAAGTGTTTCAGTTCCTCATAGAGTTGGATAGCCTGTGCCTCATTCATTTTATTAATGGGCGGTAACTTCAAGACTTTTCTGAGATTATTCCAACCCCTGAATTGTTTTTGTGTAATCAAATCCTGAAGTGCATTTTTGGCTATTGCTGTTTGTTCAAACTCTGCGGCCTTGACCCTGAGATCGTCCATGAACTGCTTAAATTCAAAATTGCTCATCAACCTTATGTCTCTACGAGTAATCTTTCTCAGATCGGCATCTGTCAGATTAAACTGTGCCTGCGCTGATTTAACAAACTGTCTGCGCCTTGCCACGATTTCCTTCGCAGTTTTTACTTTATCAATTTTTGCATTAGCCCTTGCCTTGACTTTTGCTATCCTTTCATTTGTCGTTTCTCTTTGCTGTAACTTGAGGGTAGCAATTCGTTCCTTCTGTTTTTCCTTCAACTCTTTTATCTTTGCCTTGAGTTTTACAACATCCTGTTCGGCTTGAGTACCCTGTTCCTCTTTTAATAGCCTTCGAGCCTCTTGCTCAATTTCAAGTTCAAAGTCTTTAGCAGTAGAAAAAACCTTTTCAAACTTCGTTTCAGCAGATAAGTCTTGTTCGAGAATATCCAAAAAATCAGATGGCAAAGCATCTTCGGGAATTGCAAACCCCTCTGCCCTTGCTTGTGCCAACATATCATCAACGGTAACACCTGAACCCTTTTTAACAAGCCCCTTGCCGAAGTCCTTTATTATTTCCAGTTCGCCTGTTAAACCGCCGCTTTTACCTTCTTTGATTAAATCAAAACCTCCACTCTTTTTAACAAATACCGCCAATGAATCTTTATCAGGATTAAAACCTTTTACCTTTCCGGCAACTGGTTTTGTAGGTGCTTTAATTTCTTTTTTGGGTGGAGGCTTAACTTCAAATAATCCTTTTTCGTTTATTACCCCCACTTCTATAGGCACATTCTCAATACCTAATTCTTGATGCGCAATAACTCTATGGTGTCCATCAAATATACTTAACTTACCCTCATCTGTTTTAATGACTTGGATGGGCGGTACATCTTCTCCTTTAGATATGCTTTCTTTTATGGGATCAATTATAGTTCTATCTTGTTTTGCAATTTGAGACAGGGTTCTTGGTGTTGTAGATTTAAGATTTTCAATAGGTGCTGTTTCGACCACAGCTTCAGGTTTTGCTATCCCTTCAATTTCCCTATCAATCTCAGCAACACGTTCAATGGCTTCAGGTTCTTTAGAAGGTTCAAGTTTGGCTCTCTCAATAGACAGTCTTTCAAGTTGCAATATTTGTTCGGGTTCAGTTGCTTTAACTTCACGTTCTCCAAATTTGAATGTCTTCGCCCCTTCTTCTGTGACAGTTCTTACTTCTTTGGCAGGGTCAATTTTTAATAGTTGTTTTACCTTTGCAAACCACGGCCTATCTCTTAATATTGTGATTCTTTCAGCGGGTATTTCAATCGTCACCCCCTCTCTTAACGATTGTCTTATCAGTGCCTTGCCTTCTAATGCGCCAATGCCCTTCATCTCAGCTATAATGCTGGCCTCTGTAGCACCTATCTTGCTCGGCTGTTCTTGCAAATGCAACCTCAGTTCGGCAGGATCAATAAATATAGTTTCGGCGGCTTTATGTTCCGTGATTATCTGTTTTGCTATTCTCTCACCTAATCTCGGAGAGGTTTTAAATACTTGATGAGCAAGAAGTCCTTTGCCAAGAAAATCAAGTGTATCAACAACATCAGTTGTTAACTGACTCGCATCTTCAGGAAGTAAATCTGAAATACCCTTTTTCTGAAATGCCTTATATTTTTCTCCTTCTATAAGATTAATCACAGCACTCTCACCTTCACCAATAGCTTCAAAAACAGCAATGCCAAGCAATGCCCCAACTGGGTTGGACGCAAGGCCAGCGGCCACTACCGGAAGTGTCGCACCACCTATAAATTCTTCGGTAGATATTTCCTGTCTCAACCCGATTTCCTCTGATAGTTCATCATGTAAGTCCCATGCCTGTGAAGGTGGTATATTAAACATTTCTGCATAACCAAGTGAGTTTTGTGCCTTTGCCTTTAATCTTTCAGGGTCTTCCCTAATTAAGTCGTTGATTCCTGATCTTTCAAAGAAAGCCTGTCTCTGTGCGTTAGTTATTAAAGGAGCGATGCCCTCACGTTTCTCACGTTCCAGCCTTTCGGTAATAGTTTCACGGCCAGTAAAATCTACTGTATCAAACCCTTCAAGACTTATGCCTTCGCCACCTTCGGTTTGTGCTTTAGTCTCAAAGCCTTCAAGTGATATGCTTTCAACGTCGGCCATTATTTAAGCCTTTTAACTGCAAGTTTAATGTTCTTTTCAGTTTCCGGTAAATTCAAAGCCTTTAGAAATAATTTAACGCCTTCTTCATCGGGCTTAAAGGAATAGAATCTATCACCTACTTTTATTATCTTGAATCCCAATCTTTGTTCAGCCTCAACAGTTTTATCAAAAGTCGGATGTTTCCTCCCTTTCAATATTAATCCAGTAGTCGCATCTCTACTTGGTAAGTGACCTGTCTCATCAGGCTCGATGCCCAATCTTTTAACAGTTTGAAAGTCATACTCTGAACCTTCGGGGTCAAATTCTACAGCTATAGAAGCTTCTTGTTCTTGTTTTATTGTTAATGCTTTCTGTCTGCCTGCTTCTTTTTGCCTTACTTCAAGTTCTTCGGGTGTCTCCCCTATGCCAGATATCCTTTGTCCTATAATACCGAAACCCTCACTTATATCAGATATAAATGTATTTAAAATATTTTTTGCCTTTTCATTTTTAATCGCATCAGTCCTTACTTTAAGTTCATTGAATAATTCTTGTGCCGTTGCATCCTCAGATGATAAATTATTTAGTGCCTGAGATATGTCATTATAATTTTCAGCACTCTCTAAGCTCTGTTCAGGTGTAAAGGTTTTCGGATCACCGCCACCCACTACGAGCAATCCATTACCATCAAATCTGCCTAATTCCTGTATCACATTCTGAAGTGGGGAGTTGACTTTAAAATTTGTATTGTTATTAAAGTTATTTAATACTGATTTAAGTTTTTCACCTTGGGTAGATGATATGGTTTCGTTGGCAACCTGTTCATCTATAAGAGGCTCTGACCAATTCCCTCTTGTTTTTATATCGTAAATTTCCTGTTCAACGTCTTTAAATTTCTCAACCTTAAATAAATCAAGTTCGCCCTTAACCCATCTATCTTGGATTTTTCTAAGGTTCTCGATATTAACCGTATCGTTTCCGGTAGGCGGTAAGGGTACTTTTGTTAAATCGGGCAACTCCTCAAATGTTTCAGCACTTATAATGGCATCGTAATTAGTTTTGTAAACCTGTAGTTCAGCCTCTTTCTTCTCTCTATCAGCTACCGTTTTAGCATCTTTGATCTGTTGCTTGAGAGCCTTCTTTTTAGTGTTGGCATTACTAATTAACGTCTTCCTTGTCTTCTCTGTTACTAACTCCTTAAGCTCATCGGTTTGTAAATTATCTATAATTGCATCGAGTTCTTCATCTGATTGCGCACTATCTATTCTTGAAGTAACGCCAGAAGTAGTTACTATTTCAGTAGCACTTAAAACGGATGCTTCTATAGCTTCAGGCGGTAAGACGCTACCAAATTCCTCAATCCCTTCTTCCAAGTCAATAATTATTTCCGGTGTTCTTGAAGGGTCTAAAGATGCCTCGTTGGCTGCTTGAGCAACCCGATTGTCGATAATATTTTTAGTTGCTACAATCTGCTGAGAACCTTCGTGCCTTAATACCGACAATTCTAATTGACTACTTTTTTGCTGTGCATCAAAAGTTAGTTCTTCTCTTAAGTGAGCGTGTTGGTTTGGGATGTTCTTTAATGCCTTATCTCTTATTAATTTAGATGATTCACTGTATCTCTCTGACCCGCCCTTTGCATCGCCGCCGAGCCTGGTTGTTTCCTGAATTGCGGCCTCGCCTAATTGCCGGTTAACTTCGTTGCCAAACTGATTCTTAAAGTTCAGGTCTTCATGCTCAAACCTCCGCTTGGCTGCATCTCTTACAACGTCTCCAAGTTCACCGGCTGCTTCTCCAAATACCTGAGATGCGCCTTGGAGAGGTCTGGTATCAACTTGAGGTGCAGAGACTCTGCTTCCGCTTAAAGTCTGTTGCTGTTTACCTGTGCCGGGAATTTTCGGCATAATTACTTACCCTCCAATAATCCTGTCTTACTTGCTGATTCAATTAAACTTGATACTGTTTTTAACTGTAACGCCGCCTGACCGATTCTGCCTGCCGTGCTTGCTATTCTACCGCTTAATCGAGCAGATGAAGCCGCGATGAGTTCGTTTTGAATATCTATATCACCACCGAATTTAATAGCCAGTGCGTCTAAGTCTCCGACAACGCCAATTCGCTCCAATACCTGTTGTGGCGTTCCTTCTGTCGCTACTCCGGCCTTGCCAAATAATGCCCGACCTCTTGACACCGCCGCCTTGGTTCTCTCTTTCCTTCGAGCTACTGCAAAATCGCGCCTTTCCTTGGCTATTTTTGCGTTTATCTCGGCAATCCTCGCGTTAAGGTCGGCTTGCATCCTTAAACCCTCAGTTCTCGCTCTAAGGTTCTCTCTGCCTGTGAAGAAGCCAAAGGTAGTATTTAGCAGGTCAAGGCCAAATAACGCAACTGACGGGCTTATAGAGCTTGTAGAAGCACCTCCACCACTACCGCTAAACCCTTTTGTCTGATCTCCGAAATACGGCATTAAACACCTTCCTTGGTATCAACATTTGGTATTATCGCTACAATAGTCTGAGGAAACGGCTTATCCTGTAATATAGTTATATTTCCGTCAGTCTCATAGCCTTCAGGATAATCAAACCTTACATCTGCCGTAAGCAGTTCTCCGGCTGTGAAATCATCGCTAATCCTGTCATTATCCGTTTCGCTCGGCCCACATTTAGCATTAAAGGCTTTATTAAACCTGATATTGACTAAGGTTATCTTCTTATCCCTTGCCTGTGCCGTGCCATCGGATGCCCCTGCCTCTAACCGCATTAACTGTAATGTCCCGTCATAGGCGATACCAACACCTACTTTAGAGGCAGAATCTATTGTTATCGAACCACTTGATACCGTAGCATCATCCTGTTGCAAACCGTCTCCCACTACACTGACTGTTTCGCCGTCTAAGTGGTCAAGACCAGTTATAGTCGTTGTAGGAACGCCATCATACTTAACCCCGCTATCCATAAAAAAGATAGGATTAGATACCATATCATCATCGCTAAATACAGAATCCATTTTTTCCACATATCGCACCACCGAGCCATCTACGGTTCTTTTAATTATCGCCCATAACTCATCTTCGTTATTGCCTGGGATTACTGCTATTGACTCAAACTCACCGCTTAGACCAGTTGTGTGTCTATGCCATGCAATAACATTCTCATCCTTTAGGAGTGTCAGGCCAAGCAACGTGCCATCGCCTCGTATCATCCATATCGTAGAATACGGATAATTCTGAAAGGCTAATTCCTTAACACCGCCCTCTGTTATATGTTCTGCTAATATATTAAGGTCATCAGACTTGTATCTATCTACGTCAAAGTTAAATATCATCTCTCTCACTTTTCTTGCGCCCTTTTGAACATATAATACAAACTGTCCGATCTTGACCGGCTGAATGTTGGCACTTCCATTACTCGTCTGTTGTTTTGCATCCACGTTTGTCGGCGTTACCGGCTCTCCCGCACCCCTGCTACCAAAAGCCCACTCACCACCTTCCGTGCCGACTAAGAGACTGTCTCCATCCTCCATCCACAATATAGTGTTGACCTGCCTACCTAATAATGTAAAAGCATAGGCATCTGAGTCATTAGCACTACCGGGATCATGGTTTTCGTAATCATCGACCTGAGAACCCCATATAGTCTGAGGAAATGAAGGCGATCCCGCCCATAGCAGACGATTTTCAAAGAATACTACCGAACCAGGATAATCACTTGTTGTCCATACCGATTTCTTTAATTCCCACTCACCTGCTAATAAAACTACGTTTGTATCATAGGTGTCTGTAGCGGTGGCCACTCCTGTAACGACCTTTGAATTAGTAAAGGTCAGGATTTTGTAAATTATAGCTCCTGTGCCGTCATCGGTTACTATAAAACTTCCGATGTCACCTGCGGCAAAAACATCTAATGATGTGGTTAGGGTTACTACTTCTCCGTAATTAACTATCAAACCACCGGCATAATGACCTGATATAGTAAGTGTTCCGCTACTTGTTAAGCCTATGAAATCCCATGTTCCGGCATCAGGTGTTGTGCTTGAAAACTCTACAAATATATCTACCGTAGCTGTATCTGCATCTGCTACAGCTACTACAACTGCACGGCCATTGCCAACGGTGCTGTCTTCTCGTATTTCTTTACCTACGTCACCGTCTGCAAATAATGTTCCGGCCGTTCCGGCATCCGTTGCGGCTATGTCAGCCCCCACTTCTTTTTGACCAAGCGTTAATTCAATGTTCGGGTCTTCCCTTTCGGTTTTTAGTGGCGGCGGCAGAAACTCAATTTCAACCAGACTCCACGATGTATCGGCAAGTCTTATTAATTTTCTCGGTGCATAGCTTGGATGGGCTATATATAAAACATCTGCTGATTGAGCGAACTTAAGTTGAAATAAATCACCCTTGACATAAGGCGTTACTACTTCAATGCCTGATCCCCCACCTTCTGGCGAAAGCCCATATTGCACTGTTAAAGGTACGAAATCAACCGTGTGCCTGAGCGTTCCCTTAGACCACCGTATTTCATCCATCCACCCTTTAAAATCATTGGAGTTATCAACCTCAGTACCGATAAAAAAATCTTCGTCAAGACCTCCATCAGCCGTTAAGGTCATGGACTGAACACCATCGGCGTGTAACTGTCCATCGGTAAACATATAGACCTGAGGTTCGGATACATCGTAATTCATTTCTATGTGATGAAACTTGTCAGGTGTTATATCGTCTTGGGGCATTTCGACTGTATCTACCACTACGGGGCCAGAATCGCCAAGCTCAAATACTGCATGTGCAATTTTTCTTTCCGCAACCGTTGGGACAGTCAGTGTCGCACCACTATATCTTGCAGATAATGAGAATTTTAAATCATCTATCAAGCCATCGTAACGTGTAAATGAAGATGAAGAAGACCCTATGAAAATATCATCAGCACTCATATCGTTCAGAGTATCGTTAAAAGTGTCGGTATCAACCCTAACCCCATCTACATATAAGGTAAAATTTGTTCCGTCTCCCACAACAGCGATATGACTATAAGTCTCGGCTGCCACTGTCCCACCCTGAATACTTACCTGTGTGCCTCCATCGGCTTTATGAATCGCAGTCACAACAGATGTCGCTAAGTTAATAATTAGAAAATTATTAGAGTCTTGATTCAAGAGAAATAAAGTTTGAGTACCTGCTACCGTATCAGGTCTTATCCACATTTCGATTGTAAATACCTCGGCACTTCCTGTAGCACCAATATCGAAATCACTATCACCTGTATGAGTTAAATAATTTGTTGAGCCATTAAATTCTAACGCACCTGTTCCGAATTTCGGGTTATCAGTGTTAACCGTAACTGAATTAACATTTGTCATAGTTTTGGTATTAAATGACGAATCAAGTAGCGTGTCTCCGTTTAATAACAGCCCTGTGTAATAACTTAAATAACCCTTCATGTATACTTGAGAGTCACCTGTTTGGTCTTGATGAAATAAAGTATACGGAGGACTTTCGCCGGTTTGCATCCTGACCCATGCGTCAAAACCTCCGTCAGTTACTGATAGGTCAAAATCGGCATCATCGCCAATTTCCAAGCGGTCATTCGTTCCATCAAACAAACCGGATGAAACACCAAACTTCTTTTCAGCAGTATCTAATTGAGCATTAGATTTTTCATCTACGGTGTGTGCAGATGGCGATGAATCTATAAAGTCCGTGCTACCGTCAGTACCGTCTGCGTGAAGCAACAACTTGGTCTCTGCGTCTACTTCGGTTATTAACCCACCGTCCCTGAAAAATCGAACAGTCAAATCTCCAAATTCTAAAACGTAAGCCTGCTCATTAGAAAACCTGAACTCAACTAATCGGGATTGGTTGGCACTGGTTTCTGTCTCTGCTATAAATTCAAATGCAGGCCGGAAAATAGCTGGCCCTTGCGGGGTGAGTAAATAGTTCTCACATTTCTTAAGAAGTTTGGGGTACTTTTCTAAATCGGCACGTCCATCTATTAGAGGACTTACTTCTCCACCATTGAATGAAGAAATTAACGGATATTCTCTCGGCATCTATCATCTTCCTCGATTACTTATCCATGAAAAGTTTGCATCTCCAGGCTGTTCGTCAGGGTTAGCGGTTTGTGAATCCTGCTTCTCGGCCTTCTGTAAAGCGTTTTCATATTCAACAAGAATGTCTGCCTGAAGCGTTCTGCTATTTGCAATTACCATACATATCTGAAAAGCTATCTTTAAATATAATGCTCTGACGAAAGCCGATGTGTATTTAGATACGTCAGTGACACGCGCTATATAAGGTAGCTGGATTACATCGTCATTGGAATACATGTAGTCGCCTTCATCTAAAAAACTTACCGGAAGTGCTACGTTTGAATCTTTGTCCTCAAAGGTGGTCAGGTAGTCAGAAGGTTTGTCGAATACGAAATCAAACCCTACGCCACGGCGTAAAGTAAGGGTTATGCTTCCTGTCGGCCCCTCTGCGGTCAAAGAATCATCTGCAACTAATGTAAGCGTTGCTTCTGCTGCCGTTGCAACCGTATAACCACCTTGACTGTCATTACTGCTACTGTCTTCGGGGCTGACCCTCATACCGGCAATGATACCGCCTGTCGTTACAAAAGAAGATGCTGAATCAGTGATTGTGTCGGGATCGGCATCGGCAAATGTAAGATTGCCTGAACTCGCATACGTTTTGTTATCAAGCGTTACGAGCCTTCTCGCAAAGTTCCACGGGAAAGCCCGTAACACATTGTCTCGTTCGTTAGCGAAATGAAGGTTTACCTGTCTTGCTGCCTTGTTGCTATCTGTTAACGCAGTTATCTTATCGTGACCGACACGGGCTAAAGCCATGTTAGCAAGCTCTACCTCAGTAGAAATCAATGTTGACATCTGCTACTCCTTATTTCTTTTTGCGCTTCTTGTACTTTCTTTTGGCTTTGGCTTTAGGCTTAACTTCAGTCGGATCAACTTCAGCTTCGGCCTCTGCCCTGTCGGAATCTCGTTGTAATTTGCTTAACTCGTCTGGAATTTCGTTGAGAATCTTATCGCCCTCGCCTATCTTAATAGGTGTTTTAACTTCTTCCTGTTCATCCTCACGTTTAGTAAAACAGGTGGCAATAACATTGTCGATTTCTGTTCCAACGGGGTACTTAAGCGTCCTCTCCTTAGAATCCAACTCGGCATCAGGAGAGAACGTCATAGCACCGTAAAATACTTCTTTACTGCAATCGTAAATGTCCATCTACTCTCCCTTCTATCCGGTACAGGTTATAGAACCAGTAGCTTCACCGACTCCACGGCAAAACCAATCAACACCGTCAGAAACACAAATAACAAAATCACCAACGGTATCAGCAGTATCAACGAAACTAATCTTATCGGCATCAATTATCGAATAAGATGAATTGTCCACATCTATCATGCAAACAATGTTATCTCCTTCAGGTGATTCTACCGTATCATCATCTGCGGAATCTGAGGCATTAATGAACATAAACTCACAACCCGCCGAACCTGAGATTGCCGGGAGTGTATGAGTCGTTGCAGGAGTACCATCTGCATCCGAGAATACCAGACCACATTCAGCAAGGGTAAGAGTATTTGCCCCGCCTTCAGTTGTGTATCTCTCAGTGTCTTTAAGATGCCCAAACAATGTTACTGTTGGAACTGATGTGCCACTGTCTGAAATCACAATATTGTCCGTTGTACCTGGGGCAGCACCTAATCCGATAACAAGATCATCATTGGTATCATAAATACCGACATGATAATCTTCAGCACTACCATCAAATATAAGGATTGAATCTTCAGCACCGGCATCGCCTATGGTAAGAGATGGAGCTACACCACTTAAAACTGCGTTACCGCCACTTGCGACTCTCCACACTTCCTGAACAGCACCGGCATCCTTACAGCTAACTACCCAATCAGCATCTTCTGAACCAGTACCTACGTCAGTCCATACCGATGCAAATTTGCAAGCAGTTTCAACACCATCGGCAAATTCAGCCTGCATGTCTATACCAACTCCAAAATCTGCTACAGTTGTGCCACCACTCGCCTTTAAAACGATAAGGTCATTAACATCATTCGTTTCTGCTGACCTTGAAGTGATTTCCATCCTTGTACCTTCGGCTGTACCATCTGCATCAGCTACAAGTCTCAATGTCTCACTAACTGTACCATTATCGTTCTGTCTCCACACAAGATCAACATCTTCTTGAGCGGTAGTGATAGTAGTGAAAACAGTTGCGAACTCAGCCTGAATTTCAGAGCCACCGGCATCAACCATCCAGTATTCGTGTGTAGCACCTAAACCTGCCAACTCAGTACCTACCGATAACAGTTTGAACATACCAGTTGTGATCTCAGCATTAAGCTCTGTCGTGTTTGAAGTGAACTGAAAATAATCACCGGCATCAGCAGCTTCAGCAGCAACTAAGCGGAATGTCTCGGTAACATCACCATTGACCATGTGTTTAAAAACCATGTCAGAATCTTCGGTAGTAGAAGTCGGCGTTGTGATAACTACATCAATACTTCCATGTTCCTCTGTAGTTGTGCCTGTATCATCTTCAAGTTTCCAGACAACACCGGCTCCAAAACCAGTAGTTGTGTCAGCACCCGATATGTCCATTGTAATTGCATCCTGAACGGTATTTGTTCCAGCAGTTACCTTTGTGATTGTAACTAAATCCGAATGAGCGTTTGTCGCACCGGCTGTGTAACTTGAGTCACCAAAAGTCACAACCCTGTCTGCTGTTGGATCGGTTATGAGAAAACAGGTCTCAAAAGCATTTTCAGTCAGTCCTTCAAAACAAAGCGAAGTCCCGGAAGTTTCTCCGAGTGTTCGCTGCATGATTACGCCATTGTAAATATGCTCTCCTGTGTACGTCATGTCGTCTCTGATTTCTGTCGCATGGGCTATAGCAAAATACCCCAATACAACAATTAATATAAAAAACAGTTTCTTCATTTCGTTATAACCTCCTCGCTAACGAACTTCTTGGTTTTTTGAATGTCTGTGTTTGTTAAGTCTTTGTCGTGGTAAGTAATAGAAGGTGTGTAAAACGGCTTGCCACCTTCGTTAAACTCTAAGGCAGTGGGGTCGCCGATTGAATAGGCGTGTTTAAACCACTCCCTGATTACAGCGTCTTGGACATACTTAGGCTGATACCATCCCTTGCTTGTGTCAGGTAATAGTAACTGACCCCTGATTATGTCAGACCTTCTTTTGAGTTCATCGTATTTGAAACTCTTGATCGTACCTTTTTCGGGGTGTTCTACTTCCCCTTTTTCTAAAAGTTCTTCCCATTTGTCCGAATCGCCAAACTCCAACTCAAACTCAGTACAAGCCCTTTTAAGAATTACAGGTACGTCCGGTGATATGATACGGTTCATGTCGCTGCGAATCCGGTGGTATGAATTTATCCCTTCTTCAAGTGAGTTATTGTAATTATACCCACCGTAATTGCCGTGAACATAAGGTCTTACCTCGATGCCGCATTTGCAATCTCCGTCAAATTCATTCCTTTCGTAATCAAGCAACATAAACAGTTCTTTGAGAGTACGGGGTCTGATGACCACCTTCCAGCAATCCAGACAACCAATAGGGAATAACCCAAAAACCTTGAAAATGATCTCATGCCAGAAATTACAACTTCTGGTCGGACTTGGCCTCACATAAATCCAGGGCGTATCCCATGTTTTAGTTTTGACCATTGGTCTCAACTTATCATCGTTGTCAGGATCAATAACAAAACCCATGTCGATGAGCTTTCTGGCGTTCATCATCGCGTCATCTTCCATGTAAGTCTTAAGGCTGAATCTCTCTCTCATATCACCGTTGTTACTCATACGTCTCCTTTCTGGTTAAAGGAGGGCAACACTATTGCTGCCCTCCCCGTTTTTACTATCTGCCGTACGTGGTATCGTCAGGACCACCAAGCCATGCTGTTACTGTTCCGGCTCCCATATCCTGACTTGCACCTGCTGTCTGGTATGTGATGCCGAGATAAGGCTTGGAAGTATCAATGGCGATGTCAAGCGGAAGCTTAGACCTGACCAGATACTTTCCTGCCGCCACATGGGCGTTGCTTGCTGCTGATGCTGTAATGCTCAGCACACTGAACGACATTGCAATCGAACCGCTGGCTATAGACGCGCCGTTAGCCTTTTTGCGAAGATGAATCGTCATCTCAGTGATTGTAGACGGCGATGCAACTAAGGCTGTGCTTCCAACTACGACATTGAGCCAGATTTCTCCACCTCTTGCGATGTCATTGGTTGCGTTTGCAGAACGTGTTGAAAAGTCGTATCTTGCAGACGCACTGTTTGTTAAGAATCTCTTAACATTGTCTAACTGCAACACATTGTTAGAGGAAGCAGGGACAATCGCCGGAGATTCGTCAAGGGCTGCTAATGAGCCGTTTCTGTGAAAAACTAATTGACTATCAAGTATCATCTTTCTTTCCTCCTTTTATGAGATGGCAGTTTCCGTATTGCCTATTTGTTCAACAAGCCTCACTGGCCTGCCGTTGAATCGGATAATGTCTTCGCCTGCGAGTCCGTCACCGCCACCCGCTGTGTAATTGACATTGTTCTTATCCTTCAACTTAATCTGCATCTGAGTCAGAAGCGTCTCGTTACAGTAAATCGTTGCTCCTCTGCCACGGTTCTTCATGCGGTTAAGAAGTGTAATGAGATTGTCTTCATCAAATGTATTTGAACTGCCGGAAGTCTCGATGTTCGCCAATCTTGCGATGCACCTGTCATCCCTTACTGCGAGTCCTGCGTTGATCCTGAACCAATCACGATACGCTTCGTACTGAGCCGCAGAAGCTACTGCGGTTGTTGAGCTTGATTTCGTGACCTGTCCTTTGTCCTGATGTTCTACTCCTACGGTCTGTGAGCCTTTCGGGAATACCATGTGACAGGCATCCGGCCCCCACTGTACGATGTAGATAGATGTCGTGTCACCACCCGTGCCACCCTGACCAAGCACTAAACCGTTGCTCTGAACTGTGGTCATCCTTGCCGGAAGTCCTTTGAACCTCTCAGGGTTAGCGGTTACGTCACCGTAATTGGTGGTTGTGGCTCTGTTAAAAATCGTCTTGACAAGTGTTTGCCCCATGCCTTCAAGGAACGATACAGCTTCCTGCATCCTTGCCTCTGTAGCATTAGGCGAATTGTCAATTATCCATTTGTCACTCTCAGAATATGACTCCAGAAGTCCGATCGGCTCATCTATGGTTTCCGTGGTACTGGCCTCTGTTCCTACACCAGCGTTCAGCTGTCTCCATGTACCTGCGGGGATTGAAGTCCTGCGTGTAATACGGTGAAATGTAGTACCGTTGGCCTCCATCCATACCATGTCCTGAAACACATCGTTAACCTGATGTAGTACCTCCGCTATTTTGGCAGCAGTACCATCAGGTGCTTTTCTCCGTGCCATTTCTAAAAGCGTTAATTGAGCATTAACGTCTTTAGTTGCCATGCTTTATTCTCCTTACTGCGACACTGGCATATCCGACTTACTGAAATCCAAAACCGGCATACCAGATGCCGTCCGTTTGTCTTCTGGTTTCGGTGGGGTTTTATCTCCCGTTACAAAGAAATCTTCACCGATTGCTTCAAATGCTTTGTGAAAAATCTTCTGTAGTACAGGGTGTTTATCTATCCCTGCATCTGTCAGAAATTTGAGGCCGTCTTCACCTGCAAATTTCGTGATTGCCCTTGAAGCTTTTTCGGAATTAGCTGTGTAATCGCCCTTCCACTCGTCTTTTAACGCGTTCTCCATCTTCAAGTCTTCGGCTTTTACTGCATCGAGAGACTGTTTATTCATTTCAATGCCATGGTTTAAGGCTGCGTCATAAACGGTTTTTAAGGCTGAATCGGACAAACCCGCTGAATGACCTGCATCTCTGACAACTTTCTCCAACCCATTGTCATAGAGGTAACTTTCAGGTGTATTGTCAGGCTTTCCAATCGTGTAACTATCAGCACTTTCCGGTCTGCCAAGAGCAGTGAAATGGGCAGATTTTTCATCGTCTGTTGGATTGTCGCCCAGTTTAGGGATGGTATTTTCTTTAAGCGTACCAAGTTCCCCATTCAGATTCATATGAGCTTCGCTAAATTCACCGAGTGTCTTGAATTTGGCTAAGTTTTCATTAATCTTCAAGGTGTCAGGGTTTTGCGCCATCCAAGGTTGGTGGACAATTACTCCTTCAGAATTACTGCGACTTCCATCATCGTTTACTGTCAGGTCGTCAAATGCTTCACTCATTTGTTGTCTCCTTTTTTTCTATAGTTAAACTCATCATTGAGTTCATAATTGCAGTCGCAAATTCATCACTTCTTTCTTCCCGTGAGACTCCGAGCATTTTTAAAATGGATGTGCAGAGATCACGTTTACCTACTGCCTTATCAGTCTTGGTGTCATCGTTAAAGAAACCGCCCATTAAGAGGATTTTACCGAGTGTTCTTCTGCCGTGTTCACCCTTAAATGTCTCACGAAAATCAGTTATATTTTCTTTTGTTAAAAGCTCTTCGTTCATGCCGCCCCTGCCGCTGCCGCTTCAGTTATCTTCCCACCTGTTGCCTTATCGGCAAGTGCGGTATTTTTAAGGCTCTTTGAATCTATCTCTCGTTTTTCTGCATCAACTTGTTCCTGTTGTTCCGCTGCTATCTGTTCCCTTGTCTGAGCCACTATTTCAGGCGGGATAATATTCTTTTCAGGGAACCCACCGCCCTGTAAAATATCTACTAACGTGGTGTCCCAATTTACGTTTTGAGCAGTTTGCGGGAATAATTCAAGTATTGTCCTTGCAGTTTCAAGAGACTTTAAAGTGCCTTGTGTCTCGAATGTTCTACGTTGTGCCTGAGCAAGTGGGCCGTTATAAATAATATCTATCTGGACACCACTTAATACTTCAGGCGGAGGCAATAACCTACCGGCATTAAACTCAATACTGAACACCCTGTTCACGTCTTGGTCTAACGCTTCCGAACTCAATGAGTTTAAAATAGGAGAGAGTATGCCTATCTTTTCGCCCTGTAACTCTATAACCTCTGTAGCTGTCATAGTAGTGTCTCTGCTGGCTATTAAGAGAAAAAAGTCTACAAAATATGCCTCATTGATAATTTGACGTTTGCGGTCTTGTTGTTCTATGCCAACAGGGTAGTTGATTCTCAAATCCATAGCATCGGCTTTTTCTTCCTGGTCTTGAAACCAGTTGATAGCCGCGGGTATGCGTTTAAACTTGCCCTTCTGATTAACATGAACATTCATTGGTGGATTAACTGACAATTCAGCGGCTTTGAGTAAATCTTTTTCTAAAACATGTGCGCCGATTATTTCAGGAAGAACATGCCATGCCGGAGAACGGCCATAAACTTCATCAGTTTCTTTATCAAATCTCCACGTCGAGTAAGGAAATTCGTCAAAACCGCTTTCCTGTATGACCTTACCTCTCCTATCGTTCTTGCGTGAATCGTCTAAAGCAAGATAAACTGATGCCCACGGCTTGTTAAGTTTGCTTATCTTCCTGTCGTCTGAGTCTTTACGGGGAAACACTGAATGGAGTATCTTGAATTTAGCCAATCGCCTCGATGCGTTATCATCATCGAGGGCTTTTTTCATCTCGTCTGTCAGAGCCTCTTCGCCGAACTTTTCCTTTAACTGCCGAGCCGTCATTTCAAATTCTCTATGTAACCTGTCAACAACCCTGTACCGATTCAGTGCAATTTTAAATTCTTTTATCGGTAAAGTAGTAAAAAATATCTTGCCTGTGCCAATATCTTCTTCTGAGAATTTACAGGCCGTTCCGATACTGAGACCATCCCTGATATAATTCTTCATCTCTGAGTAGTAATTAGACCTCTGAAATGCCTGCAACATGCGCCCCTGTGTGTCTTGCAACCACACTTTAACTTCACTGAGTTGGTTTAAATCCTCATCTGCTACGGCCAACTCAAACCATGGAGAACTCGGAGAAACCATTAATCCATAAATACCGTTTGTGCTGATATTGAGTGCGGATCGCGGTGTGCCGTCAAACTGAAGTTGACCCCTGACCTGTCCTTTTGAGGTATTCTCATTAACAAAAGGCTGGTGGGTAATAACGTAATCTATGATGTCTCGGAATACCGGCTCGTATTGGACTTTAACGTCTTGCATCTGAGCGTCATAGTCCATTATTTCTCTGGTTAATGCTTCTTCTCTTGATAGTGCCATTTATTATCCTAAAATAACTTTACCGCCTAAAGATTCACTGCCCGCGAATACGGTTGATGTCCTGCCCCTGCGAGTAAAACCCCTTCGTTTACGTGATATTCTCGTTGCTCTTATGTTTCTTCTCAGGTTTGCGTTTATTCGATTCAATCTTATTCTCTCTGCTGTAAATATTTTGGCTATCTCCGCGCCTATACCCATTACAAATTCTCCTATCCTAAAGTTGCTGCACTACTTAAGGGTTCGCCACCGGCGAATATAGTTGATGCCCTTCCTCTACGGGAAAGTCCTTGCCGTCTGCGTGATATTCTTTCCTGCGCTGCCGCTTCTATGCCCCTCTTTCTCTCTGCCTGCCTTTGGGCTTCGGCAACATTAACTGCGGCCTGCTGTGTTTCAAGTATTTCACGCTGCTTCTTCCTTGCCCTACGGGATTCAAGCACGCTTACTGTACCAACTGCCGCTGTGGTTAATGCCCCGACCAGTAAAGCTGTTCCTAATTCAATTCCCATTATAATTCTCCCACCCAATGAAGTTCTTTCAGACCGAATTTATCTCGTTCAAGCATTTTGGCGATTGACGGGAATTTCGTAGATGTGTCTATGTGTAGAAATTTTACTCCCTGGTCTCTAAGTTTAACTTTGATGTTGGTCAACAATTTCAACATTATCTTTGCTCTTTTAATAGGAGTTAACCGTGGATCACTGTGCCAAATTTGTTCGATGGCAAAACTTGCACTGTCTTTAATGCCATCACTCACAAGACAAACAACCGCCCCGTTAATTTTGTTTTCGTCTTTATGAAGAAGTCCGATTGCATTGTTATTTTCATAGGCTCTGCTAATCATGCCGTGGAGAAATTCAAACCCTATCCCATCATCCGAATAATTCATTTCGTCATAGCACAACTTCAAAAACTCTTTAAGGTCAGGGTCATTGAATTTAATAAGTTCAGTTATCATTTTTGACAAATAAAAAAGCCGACATCCCGTTTGGGACATCGGCCTTTGACCTTGTGTGCTAATTAAGGGTTAAGCTACTTCTTTTTTACAAGTGCAAGTAGTTTTTTCTTAACTCCTTCTATTTGTTTTAAACATTCGATAATTGTCTTATCATATATCGCAATTAATTGCTCGTCTGCTTCACTTGTATTATCATTAACATTTTTCATATTGTTCTGTCAAGGAAAAAGAAGATTTACTGTTTTTCATCTATCTCTCAATGCTAATTCAGCTATCGCCGCCATGCAATCGGATTTTTTTGTGCTACCGATAACTCCGCTGTCTTGTGCGACAATCATTACAAGTGCCTCTTTATATTTATTGTTTTCTTTTAAAAGTCTACCAATCTCTCTATTGGCTTTAACTATTGCTTCGTGATCTCCGGCAACACTCACTATCCCCTCCTCATATCTAAAGGATTCCAATCTTCGACAACATCATCCGTCTTGCCTCCGATGTCAATGACCGATTGCTGAAATTTTATTGCATTATCCTTACAGGCAAGTTTGAAATAGTTTGTTGCATGTCTGAAATGATCGGGGCCAAGGTTCTTATACTTATAAGTCCTCGCCTTTGTAAACTCGTCAACTTCTACCACCTTGGCTATGTTGCACATCTCCTCCGCATACTGATAAATCTCAGGGCTTTCTCGCGGCAACTGGACTAACCCATTTTGAAACATGAAGTGCGTTTCATCGCATATCTCATTACGGTTAATGGCGATAGTACCGCTTTCAACATCTTTGCGGATCTCCTGTTTAAGAGAGTCCTGATAGTAGCAAAGGAACACCCTATAAGGCTCAGCGGCTTGGAAATCGCGTACCTTACGAGTTTCCGGCAAGGCATCTATAACGGCGGTCTTCACGTTAAAATCACGGGCTAAGTCATGCACGTCATCGAAACTGCTAACCCTTGCGACCTTAAGAATCTTATACTGCTTATCGTCAAGCGGATAGCCTATGACGACATGAAGTACCTTCCCTACGTCTACGCCCATCGCACAGGCATTACGTACCCAATTACGGGGCATTGCATCATGTTTACAGCGAGCAATGATAGTCTCTCTTAACAGTTTATTTTCAGCAGACACATAGGGCATACCGAGATTAGAGTTATAAAACTCCGTGGGGTCTTTGTCGGCTACCTCATAGAACTTGTCTAATATCTGCTTCATGTTGGCCTTGGGGGAATTTAGGCGACTTATCCAATACCCGACATGATTTTGAACTGACGGATTCCTTGCCACCCATCTGCCGTCATTGGATTTTATTTCGTTCTTGCACTTGTCGCAAACCTTAATAACTCTTCCGTTAACGTCTACGAGACATTCGGGGAACGATAGCTCAAGACAGGTTTCGGTATTGCACTTCTCGCACTTAACCATCCACACCCTGCGGTCTGAACGCTGATAGTCGGCATCAATGCCATAGCCTGGAATCGAGGGAGTGCTAAAATTATAGACTTCTTTAAAGTTACTGTCACCTATTCTAAACAACGCTTCCTCAACCAAATTCTGATCCATCATATCTTTTTCGTCAAAGAACAACGCATCGCATGGCACGGAACGGGTCTGAGTAGACGTAGACTTTAAGCCCTCAATTTTCTGAGTAGCCTTTGCGCCGCCGAAGTAAATCATAATATTGTTGACACACTTTTCTTCAACAGCGTCTTTAGAGATTTTGGCCTTTATGAATTTATTAGAGTTGATAATTGTTGAGTAGCGACCTGCTGAGAAACGATTAGCTGCGGTCAGGGTAGGCATAAAGTAATAAATTCCGGTGTTATATTTACCCTGCATCGCTCCGTGGACCGGAATGATTATGCCGACGACCTCAGAGATGCCTAACTGAGTACCTTTGATCCAGGTCATCTCCCTCATCTCATAATCGACATTCTCAGGCCAACGAAGCGTAAGCCATTCGCCTTGATACTTACGGTTGATTAAGTTGAAGTAGCCACCCGTAAGGCGAAGATTATTATTTAACGCCCATATAACCGCGCTGTCTTTTTCGGATCGCTTGAGAAGTTCTTTTGTTATCTTAACTTCTTCCATACTTGGTCTTCGGCTTTCTCTTGGTTTTTTTGGGTTTCGGCTTCTTTGCCATCACGACTCCTAATTAGGGGTTATAATACCTGATGGTGTAATTATAACACTATCTTCAAATTGCTTCGCAAGAGCATCGTTTATGAATATTTTAATATCTACAAAATTGATAGTGTGAACGAGTGGGCTTCTTCTGCGCCTGTATGTATCGTTGCAATTACAAGACGTGCGATTCATAGCCACTTCAAGTTCGTGGTACTCTTGCCTTGTAACAGGTATATATCGAGGCATAGTCCCGTTCCGATCATATAGTATCTCAACCCTCCTATGAATACGTTGCTTAATAGTCATCTTCCCCCATCATTTCTTTGAGCATCTAATCACCTATAAAGTTGGAGAGGTATTTAATTCTGTCTTCTGACAGTACGAGCCTTTCAGCATGATGTTGCCATGCTTCCATAAAACTCGTACACAACTCTCCCTCATGAATATCTGGCACACAAACTTCTGGTTCATCTTTAAAATAGCACCTTAAGAAGTCATGGGAGAAGATGATATCGTTAGGATGTAAAATTCTCCATGCAATCTTTCCATCAGGGGGCAGATTCTCTCTTTCAGTATCCACATCCTCGATATATACCATAATATTCCCTGACTCAAATTCCCGAAAATCTTTACTTGAAAATTCGCCACTCACCCATTTAAATCCCCCCTCAACAGCCTTTTCAATTATTTCCTTCATACTCCCCCTTAAGATTTAGGTGTGCGGTTTTTTAAAATATCCCACTTCAATTCCTTGAGAACTTTTATTGCCTCTGGATTTGTGGCAACTTTTATTTTTTTATCTATTACAGTGGTTAGATATTGTTTCTGATTGTCCGTTAAACTCATCATCCCTCCTCACCGTTAGCGGGTTGGTTATTTAACCCCACGCTTCATTCCTTCATCTGCAATGGCGTTGGTTTTTGTGGTGACTTTTTTATTCTGTTGAGAAATTTTAATCTTTTTCATGCTATTCAAAACAGCTAATTGAGATTTATTAAAATATTTTTCTGGCTCGACAATATTATCTGGCGTTGTTGCCTCACAAAAAATATTATATAATTTTCGTTTCCACCTATCGTTTAAATTCGCCCACCATTCCTCTAACTCTTTTTTCTTTTCCTCTAAATGCTCCGCATAAGTGAAGGATGGGTTCATGCCCGACATGGGAGCCCCCCTTCGGGATCAGTCCTGTTCTGTAAGCCAAATAAACCCACTCTCTTTTTGATGTTGTGGAATCTAAAAAACTGAGGGCTCGGCATATTATCAGTTTCATCAACGGACGATTTCACTATCATCACTTCATCGCCCACAACCACCCGGTCTACATAGAAGCGCCCCAGCCCCGCTATGTCATTATGAATACCAAGATTCTCGTATTCGTCAACGCCCATTTCGTATAAAAATACTTCATCGCCAAACGGGTCTCTTGTTCGGCAGTCTGATTTAATTTTCATTTTAATCTCCCGTTGCCTCGTTCAGAGAATACACCACGTTTGGTAATTTACCAGTAAAATTAATTTGGTTATCTGTAATCATTATCTGAAGTAACTCAAGCCATTTTGCCCAATCGCCGGGCTGATTAAGAGAGCCTAAAAAAGGTTTCTTGCCAGAGAAAGCTGAAGCAAACCCAAAACGAGACTTGCTCTGATAAATCATCCTCTTCCCATGCGGTAAATTCCATTCAGACTGTGGGCATTTTGTGTCAATAACTATTTTGTAATTAGAAAATATTTCATCGAACTTATCTTGGTGTAGTGTTTTGTGCTTCCTTAAAATTCTTAGCAAGATTTCACATTGACGACTATAATGTTTCAACGCCCCTTTCACATCAACCCCCCTATGCTCGGCTTCTTAAACGTCATTCCAATTTTCTCCGTCAATGGATACTTGGTTCTTCGCTATTCTTATGGTCGTATCAGAAGCGGAGGCCTCGGTGATAACTACCCTCCACACATCTTCAGTGTTGTCGGCATTGTACTTCTTCAATGAAAACCATTTTACATCGGGATAATTCAACAGGCCAGATAAGCCTTCCGTAAACAGCCCAAGTGCTTTGTGGAGACGATAACCACGGTAACAGGAAAGAACCCAATTAATGAAATAGAAAACTGCGGTGAGTAAAAATACGATGATAAAATAATCTTTCATACAGCCTCCGTTTCTCGGTCAGCCTTCATTGCCCACCAGCAGGGGTCGGGGTAGACCCCACGGAAACGTGGCGTTCCGATTGCCAGTGAGAAAAATATATAATTGAATGTTTACCCCGATACCCCATTTGAACAAGCATATACTAAATTGATTTGGATTGCAAGGATTAAAATAATTTTAAATCTGATGCGAGTGTCGACCTTGACTTACCCATTGTTCCTTCTTCTATATGTAACT